GTCCGTCCGCCGCCATTGCAAGCGCGGAATGCGACTGTGGTCCAAAACTTCGATGCTAGTTCGCGGGAGCGAGCTTGAAATGAGCGGCCCATTTTTCCGCCTTGGCGCCCCGCTTCGCATATTCCGACACATGCGCCGGACGCTCCCAAAAACGGCAAGCCACGTAACCGGCGTCATAGGCGGAGCCCGCCGCCTTGATCTGAACGAAGGCGCGCTTCTCCGTATGCTGCAATTCCCACAGGGCCGCCCGCAGTTGCACGGCGAGGGAAGGTAATTGGCTTAAGTCCACGCCGCAGCCATTGCGGATCGCGTCGACGCGCGATGGATGCCATTGGTCGAGCCCGAAGGCTTGATCGTGATCTCCGATCGCCTTTTCATTGAGACTCGATTCCGCATCCGCCTGAGCGAGCAGGCCGCAGGCCTGCGCCGGCGTCAGGCCGGCGTCGATCCAGAATTGGTAAATCTGCGCAGCCTTGGCGTAATACGCTTCGAAATTCATGCATGAACCCCATTCATCGCAATTTCGACGCGAGAGGTGATGTCCGGCCGAGAAACGCGCCCACCCGGACAATCGTGATGATCGCGGACGCATTGCTTGTGGAAATGCAGCGTGTCGGGGACGATCTTGAGCGCTTTGTGAAGCGCCGCGAGACAGGCGACAGTATTGTCCCGCACTTTGGCGCCGTCGCCGACTTCGAAAGACTCGGTCGCGTAATCGCCGACCATTTCGACGCCGATCGAAACGCGGTTGTAACATGAGGCGTGGACGCCATCCGCGGTCAGATCGCAAGCGACCCAAATATAATCCGGGGCCACAAAGATATGCGGGCCGCTATGCCAGCCTTTTACTTTCGCGTAGTAATGATTCAGATTTCGGACGCGCTGCGACCCAGCCGTCTTGCCATAGCCGAAATGCGCCCATTGGGCCAGATTGGGCTCCGCCGTATTGTGAAGGACGATGAACGATGGCTTCCATTTCGTCCACGACAGCGTCTTGACATAGGCTTCGAATTCCTCAGGCGCACAAGCCTGAGGATCTGCCAGAAAACTCATGTTGGAATTCCTTTGAAAGCCAGCGCCAGTCACGCTGGGCCAGACACAGACTCGCGGCGGGCCGCTATCCGCGCGAACTCATTCGACGTGGTAGTAATAGGCGGCGCCAGCGAGCGCGGCGCCCTGAGCGATCCACGCGGAGGAGGAGACCGCGGAAATATAAGCGCCCGTGGCGTTCCAGCTTGCGGCGGTCGCGTTGGCCGGGGTGAGAACGACGCCGTGCGGGGCGTTAGGGAGGGCGGCGTGAAAATTGATTGTGCAACTCGTCACCGCTCCCGAGCCGATCGTCACCAAACCCGAAACGTCGGTCCCGGAGATTGCGGGCGACGCGCCGCAGGACGAAACCGTAGGCGTTGTGCCGGACGTGTAAAAATCGCCGTTGACCGTGGTGACGCCGTGCGACGTGTCGACCGTGAAATAAGTCGCGGCGCCGGCGGCGTTCATCACCTTGAACGCGGCGGCGCTGTCCGATCCCGGCTGCGCAATGACGCCTCCCGTGCCGATGCTCTGGAGCGAGAGAGACACATTCGCGTCACCGGCGACGGGCTTGATGATGGGGGCGTTTCCGGTGGTCCCGGGTACGACGCGAACGCCGTTGACCATACTCGGCGTAGCGTTTACGGCGAAGGCTGTGCCGTAATTGCCGGGGCTCATCACAATGGTGCCGCTCGACGCGATCAGCGGCGCCGCCCCGGGGCTGAGCTGAAGATATTGCCCGGATCCGTTGTTGACCTTGACGGACGCAGCATTCGCCGTGATCGTCCCCGTCGCGCCGCCGCCGGAACCGGCGGACGCGATGATCGAACTGTCCTCGATCCCCGCATTGGACCCGGACGAATAGAACTTCAGGCCGGGCGAGGAGGTCGCGGCTCCCTCATTGCCAAGTTCCCAAACGCCGGTAAGGGCTTTCAAGCGCGCCCAGATCGTTCCGTCCTGTCCCCAATCCCGGATGACTTCGCCTATTGTGTTGGCCCCGGAATTGGCGCTTTGCGTGGAGAGCACGATCGGGACGCTTTGCCCGAGCGTCGGATTGACCGACAGCACGGCGTCGTGAACGCCGGACATGAATTTGATCCCATCGAAATAAGCCTTGCCGGACGCTTGGCCGCTCCCTCGAAAAACGAGTCCGTATTGAATGGCATAGGAGCCCATGCTGATGATGTCGACGCACCAGTTCGCCGGCTGGCTGAGCGCCAAAGTGGCTCCAGTTATCCAAGGCGTCTGGTTGTTGTTGCAGTCATGCTCCTCGGCCATCTGGTAGGCGCGCGAATAGGGGTAGAGATTCATCACCGGATTGGCCACGAAAATCTTCTTGATGTCGCCGACGACAAGGTGCGTTCCCGCGGGCGTGCAACTTGCGCCATTGGTCTGCTGAAAAAATCCGCCAGAGGCCTGCACCCATGTTCCGCCATCCGAATCCCACGTGGTCAGGACGCCGGAACATTGTGGATTGTCGTCGCTATCGAGCGACATGCCGGCGCGGAGTTGGCCGCGCTGTGTCGCGTTAAGCGCGGTTGTGAAGGAAAACGTGGTCGCGCTGGAAAACCCGCCCGCCAGGGCGGCAGGGTCGGCGTCCACTTCCGCGCTTGTCCCCGCCGGCATCGAAAGCGCGCCGGAGCAGTACCAGCCGTTGACATAAAGAATGCTGCCGTCGGTCTTCCAGTTATTCAGCGTCGCGGTGCAGCCGTCCGAAGATTTCAGTTGCTGACGGAATGCGAGCGACGCCATTTGGCCTGCCGTGAACGGAGTCGCGGGCGTAAAAGCCGTCGCCGTGAAAGTACCCGCCTGAGGCGCAATGACCTGGGCCGGCGTCTGCTGAAAACGCGCGCTCGGACTGTAAATCGTCGGGACAAAATTGACGACGTCGCGCCCGGCATAGGTGGCGTAGCCGTTCGGCTGCGAAGCGCCGCCTGTCACCGGGCAAGGTGACATCGACGGCTGGAAAGCCTGAACGCACAGCACAGTCGCCGCATTGCCCCAACCATAGGGCGAACCAAAAACGCTCAGGTTGGAGGCGTTCCACAAGCCGAACGTCGGCAGCGTGATTGTGTTGGAGCCGAACCTGTCTCCGGGATATTGGGTCGTGCCCGATTGAGGCCCCCACAGGATTGTATTGATCGTCGCCGGCACAGGCGCCGAAGACCCTTGTGGAACCGCGAGCGCGGGAGTCCCAAAAACAAGCGCCAGGGGAAGGCTGGCAAAGCTGGTCAAGCGCATGTTGAACATCATTTCAGGTTGTAAAACGTCGCGGTCGCGGTCGTCCCGGTTGGGACGATCTGCGTTGAGGCGAAGGGGAAGGTTTGCCAACCGGGCACGACAGGGAGCGTGATCGTGGAGCCGTCGGAAAATTGGAACTGCACGTTGCCGGCGATCGTGCAAAGCACGCCGACGGAACGCTGCGCCGGATAGACCGTCCCGACGGTCATGGACGCCGCGCCAGAAAATGGAGCGCTTTGTGAGTCGTTGATGGTCGGCGTCCCGCTGATCGCAACCGACCAGGCGCCGGATTGGGTGGCGCCGAATGACGCGTTTCCGATCGAGCCGCCGGCCTGGAACGGGGAGCCGAGCGCGGTTAAAAGGGACGAAAGTTTCGTGACCGCTGTCGTGAGCGACGCGGCGGCGGCGGCGAGATTGCCGCCGGATTCAAGCGCTGGCGTCTGGCCGTCGTCGTAAAAGGCCAGCACGTTATCCGTCGAGGAAAGGCCAGTAACGCCAGCTTGCACGGCCAGCACCGACCCGGACCAGGTCCCTCCGAATCCGGAAAGCGCCGGATTGTACAAAACCTGTCCCGCCGTCGCGTCAATCACCCCCAGAAGTCGCGACGGCGAGAAATTGCTGATGGAAGAAAAGTCGAGTGTTTTCGCCGCCGCATTGAAGGCGGGCGCCGTCGTCAATTGTTTCATGATGGCTCAGCCGAACAGGAGGGCGGAAATGAACAGAGAGGATTGCGCGCCGGACGCCGCGATTTGCGCGGCCGAAACGGCGGCGGACAACGAAAGAGGCAATGCCGCCTGCGTGATCCTGGTCTCGCCGTCCACGGTCACTGTGTCGCCCACGCCGGAAACGCCAGTCGCCGAACTGTCGGACGGACCGCGCGTTACGCCTGGCGAAAAGAACATTGCGCCGGAAAACATGACGACGTTTTCGCCGCCCGACAGTTCGAGACGACAGTCGTAGTTGAGCGCAGGCGGCATTCGCGCCATGTCGCTCACCGGCGCCGAAAATGTGCAAAGTTTGGTAGCCGGATCGAACGACACGACGCCGCCGGACAAAGCGCCGCTCACCCATTCATAGACTGGCGGGTCGGGTTGATAGGGCGAGGTGCGGGCCTGCATGCGGATCGTCGCGTTGGAAAAATCATAGATCGCGGCCCACTCGGTGAGATCGCGGGTCCAATGAAAGGTCGCGTTGTTCCAGGCGCGGAGATTGAAGATCGTCATTGGGCTTGCTCACGTTATGGCCAGCAGGGCGTTTGCGACCATGTGCGCGGTGATGTTGTGCCCGGCCTTGGTCTTGTGCAGATGGTCATTGTTGTAGGCGCCGTAGCTTTCCATGGTCGGCTCGTCGCCCATCCAGCCGAGTTCGTCGAGCATTGGAATCCCGTTCGCCGCCGCCAGCGCCCAGTCGAGCGCGTTATATTGCTGTTGGACGCCCAGCGAGGGCACGCTTGCAGCCGCGCTCGGCCCCTCGGTGAGCAGAATCGTGTCGGTGGTCGAGGACCAGCAGGAAAGCAGCATCTGCTTGTTCGCATTCACGGTCGCCGCCGACAGATTATTGCTCGTGTTCATGTCATTGATGCCGAGCGCCGGGCCGACGATGCAAGCGGGCTGCAAAGCGGAGGAGCCGGAGATGCAGTTGAGCGGCATCCACTGGGAGCCAGCCGGAGAGATCGAGCCAGTAGACTGGTTAGTCCAGTGCGCCGTCGTCGATCCATGCCAGCCCCAGTTCCAGACATGAAGCAATGGCGTCGTCGCGTCGTAGCAGTCCATTCCGACGATCCAACAGGATCCAGAAACCCAGTTGAGCGTCACGGTATGCGTCGCGAGCGAGCCGAGCGAGATCGTGGCCTTGTAGATATTCGTCGCAAGCTGGTAGCACGACAGGGTCGTCGCCGCGCCACCATCAACTTGATAGGAGAGCGAACCGGAGCCAGTCGAGCCTAGGTAGAAGACGTCGCAGGACGTGCATGCTGTCCTTGTCGTGAAGCTCATCGAACCCGTGGCCGTGGCGTTGAACATCCAGCCGCCGACGCTGACAAGACCCGAGCCGTTCGGCTGCGAGATTCCGCTTCCCGAGAACGATATGCGATCGTCGTAATTCGCGTAATTGCCAGTCGCAATACCACCGGTGCAGAAGAAATTCTCGCACTGCGCCTTCACGCCGGCCGCTGTCAGGATCGCGGCAAGTTGCACCGTCCAGCCGTTGTAGCCCTGCATCGGGCCCGAGCCGCTGCCGCCCGTGCCGGAGCCTGTCCCTCGCGTATTCGAATCGCCGAGACAGGCGATATATCCCGACGCGACGCCGGCCCGAACCTTGGCGAGCGCGGCGCGAATTCGGCGCATCTTGCCGGGCAAATAATTGTAAAGATGCCCGACGCCTTGTTGAAGTATGAAGGGCGGAAGACCGCTCATTCGTTGTCTCTCCGGTCAATCGGCGAAAATGGCGACCTGAGCCGTGGCGCTGGCGGCATAAACCTGAACGCGGCCCTTGAAGGTCTGGCTGGACCAGGAGCCGCCCTGCGCGCCCGCGCCGACACCACCCCCGAGCGCGAAGACGCTGGCGTTGGCGGGAGCGGCGCCGCTTAACGCGGTTCCGTCGTCGCGGATGACGACGATCTGCGCCCCGGACGAATTTTCGATGTCGATATTGGTGCGCGACGGCGAGGCCGGAACGGCCGCGATCAGGACATAGCCGGCGTAAACGCCGGACGAGCCGAAATTGGCTCCGACATTGGGCAGCGCCGGCTGGTTGGCGCTGTAGTCCATTCCGGTCGAACCTGCCTGCGCCACCGGAAAAGGATTGCTCGACGTGATCGGATTTCCGGAGGCGTCGAGGAGGACATGGGTCGGAACGATATGAGCGGCCGTCGTTTCCGTTCCCGCGCCGGAGAAATCGGCATAGTCGAGGGAGACGACGCCGGCATTGGTCCGTACCGGAACCGGAGTAAACTTGGTCGCCATGAGCGCCCCTTAGAAATATTCGACGACGACGCACAAGCCGGGCGCGCCCGCGCCGCCCGGACCGGCGGTCCCCCCATTCTGGGCGGAACCGCCGCCGCCGCCGCCAGCGCCGTAATTGCCGCCCGCGCCGCCAGCGCCGCCGTTCGATACGCCCGAACCGCCGCCGCCTCCGCCTGTCCCGACCATGCGCGATAGCGGAGCGGTCGAAGGCGACGCGCTATTGCCTGCTGATCCGTTCGTGGACGCCGCGCCGCCGGAGCCGCCGGAGACATTTCGGCTGGTCGAAGAACCGCCGCTGCCGCCGCTGTTCGTTCCGTTCGACGCGTTGAAGCCGCCGCCGGATGCGCCGCCGGTCGGCGCGCAAAGCGATGAGCCTCCGCCAAAGGCCGCGCCGGTCGAACCGCCGCCGCCGCCGCCAGAGCCTGACGCGTTCGAACTCGAACCGCCCGACGCGCCTGACCCTCCGCCTTGGGCAAAGTTTCCGGCCGCGCCGGCTGTCGAGCCGGAACCGGACGTTCCAGAGCCGTTGCCGCCCCCTCCTCCGCCGCCGCTTGCCGCGCCGATCTGGCCGCCCGCGCCGCCGCCGCCGCCGCCGGACTGTAACAGGGAGCCAAATGATGTGACGCCCCCCTGGCCGCCCGCGCCGCCGTTGGCGCCGGTCGAGGTTGCGGCGGCGCCGGCCGACCCACCCGCGCCAATCGTGACCGTCACGGACGAACCAAGCGCCCCGGCCGGAAAAGTTTCGCGGTAAGCCGAGCTTGTCCCTCCGCCGCCGCCGCCCGAAGCTGCGGTCGAGGCCGCCACCAGGGCGCCGCCCCCGCCCCCGCCCCCGCCGCCGATCACGCAGACTTCGGCAAAGGTCAGGCCAGGCGTCGGGACGTAGGTCCCCGGGGCGGTGAAGATTTTGAAATTGACCGAACGGCCGATAACGATCCAACGGTTAGCGCCATTGCTTTCGAGCGCCAGGCGCGCATAGGCCGTCGAGAGGATAGCCGTCGAAAGGCCGTTGATCGTGTCGGTTCCGTTCGGGTTGACGTTCAGGGCGTTCGTTAACGAGCAGGCGCCGCTTTCGTCGATGATTGTCAGTTGTTGCCCGGCGGGAAAACTCGCCGCCGTCGGCAGGGAAACGGCGCGGGCGCCCGTCAGGGCCGTATAGGCGACCAAACGATCTGTCGTCAGAACCGTGTAGACGGCGTCCGAAACGGCAGTGCGCTGATTGGCGAAGGTCGGGACGCCGGTCGCGGCGTCGAGGGCGATCGCTGTCGTCCAGTTCGATCCGTTGGCCGAGGTCTTGAAGCTGAGATTGTCGCTTCCGGTGAGCCCAATCTGCGCGCGGCCGGAAAATCCATCCTGAAAAATAACGGATGCGCTGTTGGCGGAAGCCGACTTGTTGACGACGAAATTAAAGTTCGCGCCATTGAACAGCGCGCTCGATCCGTAAACCGACAGCGGGTTGCTCGGATCGGGCGCTGTTCCAATTCCGAGCAGGGAGAAGGTGTCGTTTGGCCCGCTCTCGACAATGCCCCAGGCGTTCGACCCGTTGCTCTCGAGCGCGACAGCCTGGTAGGCGCCGTTGAGCACGAAGGCCGACCCGCCCACGATCTGATCGGTTCCGGCGCGGGAAATCGTGAGCGTATTGGCGGCCGAACAGGCGCCGCTCTCATCGACGACACGCAGCACGGCGCCTTGCGGAAACGCCGTAGCCGCCGGGAGCGTAATGGTTCGAGGCGCGGTGAGCGCCGTGTAAGCGACCACCCGGTCGGTCGTGAGCGCGGCATAATTGGCGTCGGCGACCGCCGTGCGGCTGTTGACCGGCACTTCCGAGAGCTTGGCCGCCGCCCATCCGCCAGGCGTCACGCCGTCATGGACTGTGACGCGATTGTTGGTCGTATCGACGATCAATTCTCCCTGCGCGCCGGTATAAGCAGCGACATTCGCCGCCGTGTCCCGGCGCCGTTTGACTTGAACGGACATTCTTTCGCCCTTGGTCGAATGAGGTGAGAGGTCGATTTGGCTCGGAAATCAGAAGATGTCCGAATTCACGACCAATAGAACGATGAGGTATAGACATCGGCCGGGTTGCAATTGCCGAGGTCGATGATCGTCGTGACGGCGCTCGTCACCGACCCGTAATCGTCATTTTCCGAGACGGAATCCCCCGAGATTCGTCCAAAATCCATGGCGGTTCCGACCGACAGCGCCGAGGCGACCGGGCCGATAAGGCCAGCGCCCGAGATTTTATAGGTGTAGGCGGCGCAAACCGAGAGGTCCTGGAGGCCGCCGCCAAAAATGTTGAAGCTCTGGAACTTCAAATAAATGGTTTGGCCGATCTGCGCGTTCGGAACCTGGTATTTCAGGATCGCGGAGTCGAGCAGGCAAAACGGATCGCCCGAACTGCTTCCGACGCTCGCGACGCCGCCCAGCCCGCGATAAAGTCCCGTCAGGTTGTATTGGTTCGCGGCGGTAAGCGTCGCGGTCGTATAGGAGAGGAATTCTCCGCCGACATAGCACAGGGTAACGCCCTGCGACGCCGCCGCCGACGTCGTGGACGAGAGCGATCCGCCGCTCATGGTCAGATTGACGGCGAGCGTGTCCGCCAAGTCTGAGTTTGATCCCGTGAAAGCCGGCAGATTGGCCGAAAGCACGCCCTGCCTGGCCGCCGCGTCGATGACGGCGACTTCGGCATAGCTCGTCCCGTCGAGCGACGCCATGACAATGCAACCGCCCCAATTCGTGTCGCCGCTCTGCGGGCTGGCGCCGATCCACAATTCAACCGCGTCCCCCGCGATCGAAGGCGGCGGCTCGACGATCAACGGCGCATTGATCGGGTTGGGCGCGTTTGACGCGCTCGGCGCGCCATTGCTCTTGGCTTGCGTCGGGTAGGCGACCGCCGTCGCGACCCCTTCAGGAAATTCTTCGGCGATAACGGTCAGGAGGCCCGCTTCGTCCTCTTCGATTTCGGTGATCCGAACCGTGGCTGCGTTTAGGCCAAGCGAAATATCGGTCAGTTGCACCAGATCCATCGGCTCAAGCAGGCAAAATTCCTCGCCGAGCTTGAACTTATAAGTATTTCGAATGTAAAGCCCGCGTTGAAGGATCAATTGCGCGGCGGTCTGCCCAACGCCAAGATCGCAAATTTCATGCGCGGTGATCGTCGAGCCGACGCGCAAGCCGAAGCGGTCGATCATCGACTGATCGAAAGCCGTGACCGGACCGCTGTTGTAATTGTCGCTGCGCGCCTGAATTTCGACCGCCTGCCAATTGGGGATCGAATAGGGGTCCGCGCGCGTGACCTGAACCGGATCTTCGCCGTGCGAATAGATGAAATCCTCGTCGGTGAGGCTGTAAAGCGCCGTCGTGTTGGCGATGAAATTCCATCCGCTGCCGGACACGGACGCATCGCCGAAGGGGATGACCTTCAGCATCCCGTCCGACCAGATCGCCGTCGAATTGGTGAGTTGCAACCAGCGCGCGACAATCGACGACGCCTGCTCATGCGCATTCAGGACTGGCGAAAACGATATTCCCACCGCATAGCAATATGCCTGATAGGATCCGCTATTGTCGCCGAAAAGCTGGCTCGAATTGATCGAGGCGGCCGGAAAGCCGACGCCATATTGGCTGTTCGTCAGAAAGTCATAAAGAACCTGCGACGGATCGGCGTCGGCGCCGTTCGAGGAAGTGCCAGCGAAAACGCCATAGACCTCGAAATTATTGTCGTTGACCGTCGCGGCCGCGCCGAGATTGAAATTCGCCGCGCAAACAAAGCAGGTGCCCCCGTAGGAGAGCGCTTGCGCCGGATAGGTCGTGGCGAGATAGGACCAGGTGGACTGCGGCGAAGAGCCATTGAAAAACGATAGGCCGAGGAGCGCGAGGGTTGTCGCGATCGGCGAGGTCTGCCAGACCTGACCGATCCGCGAAGCCGGACCTTCGCAAACGCCCATGATAATGTCGGCGGTGTAGCGGTAGCTCGTCGCGCCGCCCTTGCCGCCGCCCTTGCCGCCGCCCTGCGGCCACGCGCGGAAATTGGAATACCAGATGACATTCGGGGCGAGGACATTGCGGCCGTAGACGATCGGAACCGGAACCGCGCTCGATGTCGTTTGAATCTGCAGGCCGGAATATTTGGTGATCGTAGTCGGCGATGCGCCGCCCGAACGAAGGAACCCCATTATTCAGTCCTTTTCTGCCGATCGCGGGAGCGAGATCATTTTGACCAGAGCGAGAAAACGCGCGCTTTGCGATGCGGCCTGTTCAGTTCTGCGTTGTGCTCGAAACTCTCCTCGATGACGCAGCGCGCATCGGCATAGGCGTGAACGAGCGCGCGCGGCGAGGCGGCGGTGATGATCCCACCGTGGGAATAGCAACGCCCGAAGCGGAAGACCGCAATGTCGCCCGGCTTCGGATCGGTCGTCTCGCCGCAATTCGCCTTCACCCAGCCGAGATATTTTTCCTCGTCGTCGTGCATCATCCAGTCGCGCGGATAGGGACGCGGATCGAAAGGCGCCACAAGCCCGAGATCGACAAAGACGCGGACGAGCAGCATCCCGCAATCGACGCCCGCGCCGCGAATGTCGCCATTGTCGTGATAGGGCGTCCCGATCCATTTGCGCGCCTCGGCGACAATCGCGGCGCGCAGCGCCGCTTCTTCCGCGAGCGGTCGGCGAACGCCGGAGCGAGCGGCGCAAATCATTTGCCCTTCCCTCCCACCGACTGGATCGTCGAAAGCGGCCCGGTCATGATTTGCGGCGGCGGAACATAGGGATAGCCCCGGAAATTGCCGAGATTGCCGAACTTGTTCTTGCAGGTCGCCATCGTGTGGTCGCAGCCCTGCGCCGCCGTGAAAGCGTCGCCGGCGCTGGGCGCGTTCGGAAGCGGATAGGCGAGTTGCAGGCCTCCCGCCCATGCGTCCTTGATGGTCGCGACCACGCCGCTATTCGCACCGGACGTGAAAATGATCGCCCCTTGACCAAAGGCCGCCGTCGCGCCGGACCAATTGATTTGCGTGCCGGACGATCCAGAACCAACCGCACCGGAAGCCGAATAGGTTCCGCGGGCAAGGCCGCAACCGGAATCGTAGAGCACATGGCTACATTGCGGCGACCACAGCCGGCGAGGCATGTCGATGTCGAGGAAAATCGTGTCGGCGGCGACCGTAACTTGCGCGGTCGTCCGGCCGATCTGGTCGATCGACGAGACGCGCCCCTTGAACATGATCGCCGCGCCGATGGGAGCCAGCGAGTCGTGCTTCGTCGCCCATGACGAGAAAAACGCTTTTTCGCGCTGAATGATCGCGCCATCGAAGACGCCTTGCCGCAAGGCTTGAAGAAAGGGAATGCCACCCAGCGTGTCGGATGGCCGCGCCGAAATCGTGATCTGTTGGCTATCGACGTTCAGCCCGAGCGCGCATTTGTATTTCAAGCCAGAAACGAGAACCGAATTCGCCAAATAGGCGAAGCCGTTCCAGGCGACCGGCAAATCCAGATTGGTGTAGGCGAGGATGTTCCCGTTCGCGAGCCAGACGGTGAACAGATCGCCGACTTGAAGGGGCGCGTCGGACGCCGGGCGCAGACCGTTCAGGTAGCTGACGAGAGCGGCTGTCGCTTGCTTCATCGGCAAGCCTCGCCCTGGCGCCGTGCGCTAACCCAGCGTCGAACGGGTTGCTTCGCTTCGGTCATCACCTGATGCTCCTGAATTTCACGCTTTTGTTCCGCCAGGCGCCGGACATGATTTCCTCGAAGTCGAGTTGGTCGTCCAGAAATCGGCAGAGGAAGGCATAGGCCCCGGACCAGGCGATCGATGCTCCCGAGGCTGGCGCGCTCGAAAAGACGATCGTATTGGGCGCCGAGAACGTATAGGCGCTCGTCGCCGCGCCATTGACGGTCACGCCTGTAATCGCCGTCGCATAGGAAACCGGCTCGTAATAGCCGCCGATGGCGCGGCCCAGCGTGAAGGCCGTCGTTGAACCGTCGCCCGTTGCGACGATCTGGTTGTTGACCGCACTGTCGCTCGGATCGGCGTAAAGAAACGTATTCAACTGACCTTGGGCAGACAAGAAGAAGCCCATCAGCGTCTGAAGCGATAGAGATTGGAGACCTGAAAAATCTCCCGAGGAATCAAGCCCATCAAAGGTCAGTTCGAACTCGTAGAGCGCGTGGGCGTAAAGTCCGGCGCGGACCTCCCGGCCCGAGGCGTGCGTGGCGACGCGGGTCGAAAAGACAGGCTTTTTGTGAACGCTCCAGCCTTGGCCAGGGAGCGTCGGAAAAGTCGGCGGCATGCGTATTTTCACCGTTGCTGCGCCGCCTCTCGGCGGACTATGAACGAACCGTCTCAATCCTGATCGAGCCGGCGGCCCAAAGCCCCGACACGATCTGTTCAAGCTCTTCCGTGTCGTCGGAAAAGCGCGCGAGATGCGCGGCCGTGAAGTCCACCGTCAGCACAGCCCCAGCGGCGGGCGCCGAAACGAAGACGATGGCCGCCGGCAGGATCGAAACGCTATAGGCCGCCGCCGGAAGCGCTACGCCGTCGACATAGACCGTGGGCGAGCCCATGAGCGCCTGGACGCGCTCGACGGCGCCGCCAAGCGCTCGCGTCAGGATAAAGGCCTGCGTCGAGCCGTCCCCGACGCCGAGGGACGCCGCCGTGCAATTTCCAAGGCCGGAAGGTGGCGCGAACAGGAACGGCGTCTGTGACCCACCCTGCTCGTTTACAAACGCCATCAATCGCTGCAGCTCGGCGAACGCGGTCGCCGAGCCCAGCGCGTCAAATTTCAGCTCGATGTCCCAAAGCGGCGACGCCATTCCCGCCGCGCGCGTCTCCCGTCCCGAAGTCTTGGCCGCCGTGCGCGTCGAAAAGCGCGGCTTGTAATGGACGCTCCAGGATTGGCCGGAGAGCGCGGGAAAAACTGGATAGGAGCCGGGTTGCGGCTCCCCGTCGGGCGCAGGGATTGGAACGTACGGTCCTTTGCCGTCCATCCAGTTGCCCGCCGCCCAATTGGCCGCGTCGCCCCAGGCTCTCGACGTGAGCGGAAAGGTTGGAAACGGCCGCGCATCCCAATTCCAGGCGCAGCAAAAGGGCGTCAGGATCATCGGCCCGGCGCTCGATCTTTCATTGTTCGAAGCGCTCGACCAATAATCGTAGATTGTCTGCAAACCGAGGTTGGCCAAAAAATCGTCCCGTCGCGGCGCCCAACTCTCGCTGTCCGAGGGATTCCAGACCGACCAGAACGGCGTGAAGCTCTCGGTCGACGCCGGGTCGAAAAAGACGTTGGGTTGGTTGGTGCAGCGATCGACGGTGGCGAAGCCATATTCGGCGAAGACGATCGGCTTCATCTTTGCGGTCCATGGCGTCGTCGGACCGCGCGGGACCCAGCCCTGACCGTCGCCCGCGTCATAGATCGCCCAATGCGTGTTCCGCCACCACCAGCGGAATTGCTTTCGACCGAGGTTTTGCTGATCGGCGCAAAAGGGGCTGCGCGTTTGGGTCAGCCGGTCGCCTTCAGGCCGACTGACCATAAGACCGGAGCCGTTCGGATCGAAGCCGCGCCCATCGTTGGCGGAATCGTAGTAAAACCAGTTGAACTGCTCGCCGCCCTCGATATTTCCCGCGAGATAAGCTTCCGAATAAAGCGTCGGCGAACCGGAAAGCCCGAGGCCATTCATGGTCGCCACCGAAGGCGGCCATGTCTCTGGTTCAGGCTCCGCCCAATTGACGCAATCGAGGCCGCCGGTCCCTGTCGTCCAGTCCGACAGCGGCAAGTAATTGTCGAAGGAAACGACGTCGATATTGGGCGAGGCGAACAGCGCGTCCAAATGCGGCCATTGGCCGTTCTCGCCCTCATGCCGCCAGCCGTTCCAGCTCGACCAATCTGGCGAATAGGCGATCAGATTCTTCCACGTCGTCAGGTTCTTTGTCAGGCCGGCCCCGTCAAAAACGGAGCGCACATCGGCGGCAAGCTGCGTCAGGCCAGCGACAAAAGGATAATCCCATGTCGCATGACCATTGGCGTCAGTTCCGCCCGCCCTGGTCCACGAGGGTCCCCGGATGATCTCGAGCCCCCGCAGTTCCGACCCGATAAGGAACAGATCCACACCGCCGGCCAAAACGCAAAGATTGGCGTAATGGAGGATAAAACGGCGAAAACTATAATCGGTCGGCGAGCCAGTATAGTTCACCGCCAAATTGGCCGGGTCGCGCGAAAATTGCGAAGTCGCGGCAGAGCCGAGAAAAGCGCTCACCGCCGCACTCGACGCATTCGACAAATCGGACGACAGCCCAATACGTCCGCGCCAAGGCTTTCCAGCACAATCCATCAGGATGAATGGATAGAAGATCACGCGGAACCCGCGCGTCTTCAAATCCTGAATGCAGCGGACGATGCTCTGATCCGAAGGCGTGCCGCCATAGGCGAAACCGCCTCCCGACCGCGAAATGGGAATGAGGCCCGCCGAATTCTGATCGAGCCCCGAGCATCGCCAGCTCGTGGACGCCCAGACCCCACTGCTCTCGCTCTGAAAAGCCCCCTGGATATAGGTCGTCGAAGGATAGATCTTGCAGGTTGCGGCATCGGTCGAACTGCCGAACCAGGCGACGACGAGCGCGACAGTCTGACATTCCGGGTGTTGCGCCTGAAGCTGGTCAAGCGCAAAGGAATAATCGGTTTTAGCTCCGCCCGGCGCGCGATAGCAATTGATCGGCCCCGTCGTTTCCAGCGCGCCCGAACCGCCATAGCCCCCGGCCGGGTTCCAGCGCGCCCCCATGGCGGGAAGCGTGTCGTAAGCGAACTCTCCCGTCGAAGGAAGCAGGCAGACGCCGAAAACCTGTGCCATGTCACGTCGTCGCCAAACGGCGAAGCCCCAAATGATCGCCGTTCTTCACCGCCTGATCCAACGCCTTCATGATCTGGCGCGAATTATTGGAGAGCCAGCTTTTGACCGAGCCCGAGTCGAGCGCCGAAACGTTCAGATGGACGTGGGTGTCGCCACCGCCGGGCGCAGCCTGGGAGCCGCCGGACGCGGCATTTGAGAGCAGCGACCGGAAGGCGCCCGCTTCCGCCGCCGGCATGACCATTTCATTGCGATGGACCATGGCGATTTGATCCTGGTCAATCTGCCAAGCTCCAATATCGAAGGCCGCCACCGACAAAACGGCGCTCTGCGCGGCTGCCGCCGGCCCGGCGGCGGCAGGCCCCATCACCGGCGCCAGAAAGCCGAAGACGCCCGCAAAAGTTTCCGATGCGGACGCCGTGACGCTCTTCAACACCGAGGACAGGATCGAGGCCTCGCCAGCCGCCGCCTCGCCTGCGGCGATGCCGCCGCGCGCGGCCGCGCCGCTGGCGGCGGCGGCCGTTTTCTGCGCTTCCCCCGCCGCCGACAACGCCGCCAGCGCCAGCTGCTTCTTTCCCCAATCCGCGACGATCTCCACGCCCATGTGGATGAACCGGGAGACAATGGCCTGGGAGGTCGCCAGCAAGGCCTGGTTCAACGTCCTCGTCCCGAAAATCATTCCGCTGACGCCGTTCGAGAAGGACGACGTCATCGAATCCACCATCCGGTCCATTGGCGCCGTCATCTTCTCGACGGTTTGCCAAAGAAGCTTCTCACTATCGCGCGCATATTTCGCGTCGAGCGCCAGCATCTGATCGAGGGCCGCCCGCCGCTGTTCGACGGTCAGACCGTCGATCTGGGATCTCTTTTCAAAAAGCGCTTTTTCCGCCGCATATTCGTCGTCGAGCGCGGTTTGCTCAGCGACGAGGCGTTCGCCGGCGCTGATGATTTTGAGCTTGGTCAGCTCATCGTAGAGCGATTTTTTTTCTGCAGCCGCCGCTTGTTCCGCGCCGATCTCGCTATTGATGGCGGCAAGGCTGAGCCTTGAAGCGTCGCCGATCTTCAGCGAAACCTGATTGACGCTCGAAGGCAGCGTTTGCAGCGCCGCCGAAACGCGCGCCACGCCATCGAGAAAGCCGGAAGCGTCGGCGCCGAAGGAAATTGAAACATTGGAATCGGCCATGATTTCCTCGTTTTCGCCGGAAGGGCGCGATCAAATGCGTCCGCTCGGAAAGAGCTCGCGCAAAGTGGCGACAGCGTCTTTGGCTTTTTCGTGTTTTGGCCACCAGGCGCCAAGGCCTATCGCGATCGCTGTCAAGAGCGCCGCGGATGGCGGATTTTCGCGCCAATAGTCGTGGCGCGCGAAAATCCGTGCGAAGGTCAGCTCCGCTTCGAGCGCGTCGGTCCAGGCCTCTCCGGACATCTGGCAATATTGAGCGACGATCCGGTCGAAATCCGGAGCGTCGCCGCTCACTCCCCCGCCAAAGGCGCGTCCATCGGCGAGAACAGGCCTGTCTGTTTGGCGACGACTGCGAGGGCGGCGACGAGTTCAGCAAGTCCGGCCTGAAGATCGAGCAGGCCTTCCCGCGAAAATCCGGGATAGGCGCGCGTCAACCCGCAATGGACGACATCGATCATCAGATCGAAATCGTCCTGTTCGAGCATCGCGGCGCCCAGCGGATCGCCAGCGCCAATGCGCGCCTGAACGGCGTTGAGGCGCGGCATCAATTTCAGCAAGCCGGGCACAACCACCCGCGCCTGTCGCAGCGCAAGCATCGGGACGAAAAATTCCTGGCTGCCCAGGCTGACGACGGATGCGCCAGAACAATCGATTTTCGGATCGGGTCTCATGTCAGATCGCCGTATTAATTTCGCCGATGGAATTGGCGGCGTTTGCGAAAGCTTCGAAATCGAGTTCCGGAACCACGAAATCCTGGGTCTTGGACGCCACGCTCAACTTGCTCGAAACGCAATTATAGAGCCGCAGCGACCACTGGGCGCCCGAAGCATTGGGATTGCTCTGATAAAAGTCGATCTGGAATGTCGGCGCGGCTCCCATCACCTTGTTGGTCAGCACGGCCCGCGAGCCGCCGCTCGCCTGGGTGTAGGAATAGGAGACCAGCAGCGCCTTCCCGGCATCCGCGGAGCAGAAAGTATAGACGCCGCCCGCGACGCTATATTGGCCGGCGGAAGGCGCGGACGCGACCCTGGTCAGAGCGAGGCCGCTCGAAGCATAGACCACGCCGAGATCGGCGTCGAAGCTGGCCGAATTGAGGACCGAATAGACGTAAGGCGAGGAAGACGGCGCGGCGCCCGCCTCGTTATAGGCCCAGAGCTTCTGCCCCGTGCTCACGGTCTGCCCGAAAAAGCACGAATTGAAGAGCGGCCCGTCGATATTGGCGAATTTGGCCTTGCCGGAAATCTTCCCTTCGCCGCGCGCGATGGCGATCGGAAACTGATATTGCCCGAACAATTGCTTCGACGAGAAACTGATATCCAGCGTCACATCCTGCAGCGCGCCGAACTGGATCGGCGTCGCGTTCGCGCCAGACGGCGTGGCGATGAGGACGCCGGAGCCAAAGGCGACGGAAGTTGTATTCGACATGAGTCAATGCTCCTACGAAAGCGCTTTCAAGCGAAGCGGATAAAGTTCGCGTGAAGAAAGCGCGTCAAAACAATAAGCTCGCCTCACGGCGCCATGATGCGAAGAGGAATAAGGGCAAGGCCCTGGCCGTCGAGATCGCCCGGGTCCTTGACGATCCGGCCTTCGATGCGGCAGTGATAAACGAGCCCGCCAAGGGTCTGGCGTCCGCTCGCGGGCTCCGGGGCGAGCGCCGCGAACAGCGCGTCGAGCGCGATATTGAGGTCGCGCGCCGGCACGCAACGCCGGTCGCGCCCCGCCGCGACATAAACGAAGAGATCGACGTTCAGAGTCGTTTTCGCCGGCAGGTTTTCGCTTCCATAGGCGATGTTTTCGCCATGTTCGGCGATGAAGAGAGCCGGCTGGTCCGCCGCCGGAACGTCGCTCCATAGTTTCACGCGTCGCGACAATAAGGCCCAGCCGTCGCGCCCGTTGATCGGCGCCGAAAATTGCGTTTGCGCCAGCAGCGCGCAAAGCGCCGCCATGATCGTTTCGCGGGAATTGGTCATGACTTGTCTTTCAATCGCCCGGCGACGCCGACCAAAGTTTGCCGCAGGCTCGATGCGATTTCGTCGCTCATGTCGTTAAGAGCCGAGCGCAGATAGGCATGTTCCGCAAATAGCGAACCCGGATGCTCGATGCGGCGCGCAAAAACCCGTTTGCCGTTCAAGACAAAAGCCAGCGCCTTTGCCTTGTCGGGCAGGATTTCATGCGCCGCGGTTTTGCCGCCATATTCGAGAATCGCCGCATAAGGCGCGTCCCCATTGGAAAAAATCCGCGCATCGACGCGCGAGTCCTGGGCCACAATTTCGAGCTCGATGGACGCGCGTAACGCGCCGCTGCGCGCCTGGAGCACGCCGCTGTTCAAATTGACATCGACGACTTGCGAATAGAGCGCCCCGGCGCAAGAATTGATTTTTTCCGTCAGCGCGGAACGCAGATGATCGGGCAGCGCATTCAGCCGCTCACCCAATTGTTGGGCGCCTTCAAGGCCAATCTGCACCATGTCAGTTCGCGATCACGCGCGTGTAAGAGCGCAGGACAAGCGCGACAAAGTCGGGCACGGCCGCGATGCGAAAAGCCGCCGTCTCCTGGCCGCCGAGACTCTTGGACGTCATCCCGATCCGTTCGCGATAAAGATAGCGATCCGCCGCCCAATCCAGCGCGCAGCTTGCCAAGTCCGAAGGCACATAACCGTAGTTCAGCAGCAGCGCCTGCCCGGCGTCGGCGGCCGAGAATAAATAGCCGCCGGCGCCATCCAGCGCATATTGGCCCTGCCCCGGATTGGCCGAAACGAGCGTCAGCGCCGCGCCATTGGCGTAGGTCGTTCCCGCGTCGCAAGCAAAGGCCCCATAAAGTTGCTGAGCCTTGACGAAGGATGCGTACGCCGGCGCCACGCAGGCTTCGTTGCTGACCTGGTATCCCGCTCGGTAAGCGATCGAAACATTCTGCCAGCCGCGCGAAAAGACCGCGCCGGTCAACATTACTTTTTGCATCGCGCCCGGCGGGTCGTCGTCGCCCACCTCCAACGTCCAGCCTCGCCCTCCCGGCGTCGCCGCTTGCGGAACGGGCTGGTCGTCGATCATGACCGACGAAACCGAAATCACCGGCCAGTTCCGCAACTGGATTACTTGGCGGCCGTTGCCGTCGAATCTGTCGACGACGTCGCGGGGCCAGACAAAAGGCCGGTTGATTGAACCGCAAATCGCGCGGCTGATTTGGCTGATCAGGCCCGCGAGCAAAATGTCGTCGCCGCTCGATTGCACGCCGAGATGGGCTTTGAGCTGCGCGAGTGAAATGAGATCGCCTTGCGGCATGGTGATCGCTGCTCCAGTTGAAGAAATGCGCGCCGCCTCCTGAGAAACGGCGCGCGCCTCAAAGATCAGCCATTGCCGATATTGGTGATGACCGACATGGACGGCGGGAAATAGTGCTGCAGCACCTGGTCCGCATAGACGCCATATTCGTAACGGCGGGCGCGCAGCGGCCATTCGATCTGGTAATAATCCTGCCGCGTGCGGACCTGGACCACATTGCCGACATTGGCGAGCGGATAGGGCAGTTTGCGCGTCAGGAACAGCATGGTTCCGGCCGGCATGTTGGGATGAATCTTGATGTCGAGCGACTTGGCGCCGGCGAGCGAATATTTGTTTTTGTAGGTCGTGACCATCACGCCGCCGCCGATGGCGTCCTGGCGGCTATCGAAGATGAACCGCTGCGCGCCCGTGGCCCCGCCGGCCAGGATCTTCTTGGAAATATTGTTCGCCTCCTGCGACGACACCCAGACCTCATCGGGCGACAGCCGGTAGAGATCCCAGTTGGCCTTGAGGACCGCCTCGATCTCGACGACGCCGCCGGCGCCGTCGGCGGTCAGCGGCGTGCCGGCGCCCGCCGTTCCGGTCGGTTGGGCGGTCACCATGGCGCCCGAACCCGGCAACAGAGCCTGGGTGAGCAGGCCGTCGAAGGCCAGCGAATTGGCCGACCAGTCCGCGCCCGGCAGGGAGGCCGCCGTCTGCGTTCCGGCGGCGGCGGCCGTGATCGCCACGCTGTTGATGGTGGTGATCGCGCCCAGCGTTTCCGACCCGGCCGCGCCCCAATACCACGCATAGCCAAAGGCGCCGGATTTGACGGCGACGCTCGCCGAAATGCTGCCGGTCGAACCCGTTGTGGCGACGGTGGCGTTGGTCGATTTCTGCGCGGCGCCGCCGCCGAAAGTGTCCACCGAGGAATCGGCGTTGGTGCGGCTGATCGAGGCCTGGACGCCGGTGGCGACGGAGGAATTCATCAGGCCGTCGAGGGTCAACGCCACGCAGATCACCGACCAGGTTCCGCTTGCGAGCGACCCGCCGGAGGAAGAGCCGGTCAGGGTCGGCGTCGCGGTCACGCCCAGCGACATCGAGCAATTGCCGCCGAGGATCATCGCCTCCTCGCCGATCATCAGCGCTTCAAGGCCGGTCTGCGCGGCGACAGCGCGAATATCGTCGAAATTCTGCCCGGCGAACTGCGCCTCGAAATCGACGCTGGTCTCGATGCCGATCCCTTTATAGGTCGCGACATAATCCTTGGTCGTCACGGCGGCGACGGCGCCGCGATTGCCGCCGGAAACGCCGATGCGCAGGCCGTTCGAATTGATCGCGGTGACGGCGCGCCAGGCCGCCTGCACGCCGCCCTTGCCCGACACACGCGGGATCGAATTGCGCAGCGGCGTCAGCACCGGGAAAAGCAGCTTCGACCCGGTTTCGAGGTCGTAATAGGTCAGGCCTGAAGTCGCCGACGCGGACTGCGCGAAGGTCGATTTTTCGAGGCTGCCGAAGCGCGGGTCGAACATCGGCGCGGACTGCGCCTTGCGGATCGCCTGGCTCAATTCCAGCGCGCTCTGTTGTACGGTCATGAACTTGCTTTCTCTGTTGGGATTCATCAAACGAAAAGGGTCAGCCGAAACGCTTCGGTTGGGTCTGCGCCGCCTTGATCAGGACCAGCGACGCCTGTTCGGGGGAAAGCCGCGCAAACTCCGCGACCAGATCGTCAAGGCCCGCGTCGGCCGATTTGGCGACCGGCGCAAAGCCTGGCATCAAAACCGGCGGCGTCGGCGCCGCCTCAAGCGCGCTCACGCGTTCGGCGAGTTCGGCGAGGCGGGGGCCAAGATCGGCGGCGAGCTTGCGCGCCGCCGCACCCTCGGCCGCGATCTTCTCCAGCCGGAATTCGAGCGCGCCGGCGCTCTTTTCCGCGCGCGGTTGCAAGGCCGCCACGCATTGCGCTTTCAGGCGAGCCAGCAGCGCGGTGAGCGGCGCCTCATCAATGGGGTCGGCGTTGAGGTCCCGCTCAAGCGCGGCGAAGAATTCGGCGATCGTCTCGGCGGCGGCGGCGTCGCTCGTGACATTGCCGACGAGCCATGCGCGCAAGGCCGACCCGATAGCCTCTTGCGGAGCTGCAGATTCGGCGAAGGCGCGCGTTTCGCTGACGCCATCGGCCTTGACCAGTTCAAAGCTCGCCTGCGGCAGGCAAGGCAAATCGACCAGCGAGATTTCGCTCGGACAAGCCGTGTAGCGGGTGAATTCCGGCTGCTCCGGGTCGGGCCAACGTTTTACATAGGCGCCGCCCTGGCTGAAGCCGGTATAGACGCCTTCCTCGATCTTGCGCCATTCGTCGTCATCGACGATCCTGGCCGCGATCTCGATACGCTTCGCCTCGTCGTTGAAGGCGATCGAGGAAATCTTGCCCGCCGCCACCTTGCCATGCATGGCGCGCAAATTGCCGAAACTCCTGCCGCCCGAAGCCTTGGCGCAATCGGCCGACCATTGCTCGTAATAGGGCTTGGTGCTGGCGTAATCGCAGATTTCGCCAGCCTTGTCGGGCGCTTCCGCCGTGGCGTAGCCATAGACCATGCGCTGGGCCGCATCCGCCTTGCGCAAGGGAATGAATAATTGCAACTGGTCCGACAAGTCGGCGCTCCTCGGGTTGGCGCCAGCCTGGTGGGACTGGCGTTCGGGTCGAAAATCTTGCTAATGAGGTGCGCGCCGCGATCCGGCGCGCGAAGAAGGCGGATTTGATGAAATTCTGGAGCGCGACAGCGCGAGGCTTAAGCCCCTATGTGCCGGGCGAGCAGCCGCGCATGGAGGGACTGGTCAAACTCAACACCAACGAATGTCCGCTGCCGCCCTCGCCCCGCGCCCTCGAAGCCATGAGGGAGGCGGCGACCAGCGCGATGCGCCTCTATCCCGATGCGGAATCGTTCGCCTTGCGCGAAACGCTCGCGCGCTATCACGGCCTGGCGGCGGAAAACATTTTTGTCGGCAACGGCTCGGACGAAGTGCTCGCGCACACATTCGTCGCCTTGCTCAAACACGAACGCCCGCTGCTCTTCCCGGATGTGACCTATAGTTTCTATCCCGTCTGGGCGAAGCTCTACGGCGTCGATTGCCAAACCGTCGCGCTCGACGAGGCCATGCGCATTGGCGTGGACGATTACCGCCGCGACGACGCCGGCGCGATCGTCTTCGCCAATCCCAATGCGCCGACAGGCGTTGCTCTCTCCCGCGACGACATCGCGCAAATGCTTACGCAACACGCCGACATTCCCGTCGTCGTCGATGAAGCCTATGTCGATTTCGGCGGCGAAAGCGCCATCCCGCTGATCGCGGCGCATCCCAATCTGCTGGTGGTGCGCACCTTCTCGAAATCGCGCGCGCTGGCCGGCCTGCGCGTCGGCTACGCGCTGGGCCATCCCGAACTGATCGACGCGCTGACCCGCGTGAAAAATTGTTTCAATTCCTACCCGCTCGGCCGTATCGCCCAAGCCGGCGCCATCGCCTCGATCGAGGACGAACCCTATTTCCAGTCGAGCGTCGCAACCATCGTCGCGGAGCGCGACAACATGACCGCGCGCCTGCGCGAACTCGGCTTCGATGTGCTGCCGTCGAGCGCCAATTTCATCTTCGCGCGCCACAAAACCGCGAAAGGCGCCAACCTCCTGCGCGCCCTACGCGACCGCGCCGTGCTCGTCCGCCACTTCAACGCGCCGCGCATCGAGGATTTCTTGCGCATCACTATTGGGACGGCCGAGCAAATCGAAAAGCTCATCGTGGCGCTACGCGACATCTTACCGTAATTCGCCGCTCACCGATGGGGTGTCTTCGTCATAAGAGCCGCACAAGCGGCGGCGGGGCGGAATTCAGTTCGATGATCTTCTGGACGGCGGATTGAACGACTTTATCCGGAATCTGAATCGCATAACGAAAGCCGTCTGCTTCGCATGTAGCTTCCTCCGGAACCTCGGATGCAGGCAGTACCCCAATATTTAATCCAGGGCCGTAATGGGTTGTCGTATCCGTCTTGGGGTCCGTGATCGACATCGAGCTATACCAACTGAAACAAATGACCCACGACCCCGGTTGTTTAGCAGAAACTACGTCCGCAAATTTACGCGCGCGCTCAAGCACTTCGGGAATAACGCGAATCGCGCCCGCTTTTTGGAATTTTGGAATGTCTTCATTCATTTTTTTCACCAAAGAATCGTGTCGCTTTTTTTCCATGCGAGTGGCGCTATCCTCTCGGATCGATGATGAAGCCGCGGAAATCACTACCGAATCCAGTAAATTTTATCATGTAGCCATCCCGACACTCGTAGGACACGCTGTAGCTTTTGTTCCCGTAATCATCGGTGAAAATCGAGACTCCTGAAGCGACACATATGTTTATAACTTCCCCAGCAAGCATCAAGGTCCATCGACCGTTACCGTCGCGCGGTTGGTCAGGGCTGTATTTGTGAACTAATGTGACCTCGTCGCCGATCTTGCCGACGTCATTCGCAGTGGCATTACCGCCCAACCGCACAACCCCCTGCCCCGTCATTACCGTGGGCACGTCAGCCATCGGATCGCTCGGCAAGGTCTCGCCCATGATCTCGGCCGCGCGCCGCCGGGTCATCATCCCGGCGTTGACATAAGCGACGAGGTTTTCCCGCTGGATCGTCGGATCGATCACCGGTTCGTGCCGCCAGACGAATTCCACATCGCCGGACCCGAGCAAATTCTGAACGATATGATCGCACAGCCGCTTGATCCAGGAAAGGATCGGCAACAGCCCTTCTTCCTCGGCCGCCTCCTTCTGCGTCTCGCTGGTCGCCCGGTTCATCTGGTTGACGAACGGCTGCGGCGAGATCGAAAAGGCGAAGCAAACCACCCGCGCGATCCACTCGTCGAAGGCGTTTTTCAGCTCCGGCTCTTTCGTCTGAATGACGGTCTTCGCGACGCCGCCTGGCACGAACTTCGCCCGTTAGGCCTTTCAATCACATTTGGTCATCACCAATTTTTTTATTCGCGTATGCATCGTGTTTTCAAAATAATATGCAAATTTTTTATTTAGCGAAGGAGCCCGGATAATTTCTTCTATTTTCCATTGACCTTCTTCGAAAATGAAAACGAAAACGATCTCCTGCTCTGCGGTTACCCCATCGCCTTTCGTCTTAACTTTCGCGCTGACTTCGGCGACAAGGCCCGTATCGAAAACGAAATCAGCCTTCAGCAACTGGCGCGAGACGAGGCCTTGGTCGCCTGTAATAAGATCGCCATCGAACTGATCGTCACACGCTTCTATCGCATTCAACGCGTCGAATGCATGTTTCAACCCTTGAGAAAAATAATTCTCGCTGAGCTTCCTTTCCGCTTTTGGAGAGGCGTCTACAATCAGCTTAACAATTTCAAGTGGAGTGGCTGCCGCGTCTGCACGGCCTGAAGGTACGAAATTCAGGAACATTATAAGATAGGCGGCCGTTATTAATATCAACATCGACAATGAAATATTTGGATACAACGACCTCATAACTCCACCTTTCAACGTCTAATTGTATAGTAGTTTCCGGCGCCTTCCGGTCCATGTTTGGTCCATGGAATCGTACTAACGATAGCGCCCGATGCCCCTTCGCTCCTTTTATTCCATTGGTTCAGTATATACAAACCACCTTGGTCCTGCCCCAAATATATTCCAGTGTGGCTACTCCCAGACAAACCGCCGTAATGACCAGCCGGCCCATAAGTCAACTTGCCGTCGCCGCCAAAATCGTTGAATGTCGCCACAGCCGTTCCGGCAGGAATATCCGCGCCTTGAACTTGTTCTCCAGGCTGCCAGGTCGATGCCGGACCTAGCGACGTGTCAAACGCATGGGTCAATTGCGCACATTGGCCCGCATTCGTCCCCGACCCGTAAACCTGTCCAAGCGCGCTCGCATAAGGCGCGGCCGCCGCCTGAATATCCGGTGGGAGACTGGAGAGATTTTGGGCCTGATCGGCCATGTAGCCGCGCGCGCCGTTGCCATCAGGAACCTTGGCGTTTGCGTCAGCGGCGGCGTTCCGCCCGTTCGCGGGACCGCTGGCGTGGGCCGGCGGATGTGCCATTGGCGTTTTCGGAGCCGCCGGCCTTGCCGCCGGCGCAGGCGTCGCCGGTTGCGGCGAAACGTCCCGCGCAGGCTGCTGTTCCCCGGCCACCTGCGCTCCGTGCGGGATCGCGTCGAGCAAATGCGAAACAGCATCGACGACCGGTCCGACGAATTGGCCGATCCACCGCCCAAACTCATCGCGCGGCTGTTCGGGACTATATTTGAGGAAAAGCGCATCCTCGTCGGAGGCGCCCAAAAACCTTTTCCCAACGCCGCTCGGACCCGAATTGCCTCCGAGCCCCACCACTCCCTGCCCGGTCGTCACGGCCAGCACATCGGCCATCGGATCGTCCGGGAGCGTCTCGCCCATGATCTGCGCCGCGCGCCGCCGGGTCATCATCCCGGCGTTGACATAAGCGACCAAATTCTCCCGCTGCACCGTCGGGTCGATCACCGCCTCATGGCGCCAGACAAACTCCAGATTGTCCGCGCCCAGCAGGTTCTGAATCACATGGTCGCAAAGCCGCTTGATCCAGCCAAGGATCGGCAGCAGCCCTTCCTCCTCGGCCGCCTCCTTCTGCGTCTCGCTGGTGGACCTGTTCATCTGATTGACGAACGCCTGCGGCGAGATCGAAAAAGCGAAACACACCACCCGCGCGATCCATTCGTCGAAGGCGTTTTTCAGCTCCGGCTCTTTCGTCTGAATGAATGTTTTCGCCACGCCGCCGGGCACGAATTTCGCCCGCCTGCGCCGCGCCGAATCGCCAGTGAAATAGAGGTCCCAATAGTCCTGAAAGTTCTTGATCTGGTCCGGCGTCCAAGAATCCGGCACGCCGATCAGGCTCTCGGGCACATTGCCTTCGCTGTAATAGTTCAGCTGGTGCAATTGCCGCTTCAAGCCGATGTTGACCGTCGCCATCACCTGTTCGACCGGCGAGAATCCATAGGCGCGATGCGCGCGCACATTACGCGGCCGATATAGCAGATCGCGCGCGGAATAGTCGACCGCTGGCAGACCCTTGAGAATCTGCTGATAGGCGACCGGATAGACCATTTTGCCGTTCTGCGCGAAAGGACGTGGCGCGCGGCCCCAGGCGTCGAGCACCGGCTTGATTGTCGCGCCGTCGAGCGGGTGCAGCGCCAGCAGCGCGCCGGTCCGGTCGCGCTCGCACCACAGGGCCGGCGCGTCGATCACGAAAAGATCTTCCAGAATCATCCGCATCCAGGCGGAAAAATCATGCGCGCCATCCGGGCGCTGCAAGAATCTCTCGACGCGCGTGATCTCCCCCGCATCCGCGCTGGCGCCCGCCTTGGCGCGAATGGCCCAGTTCATCCGCTCGATCTGATCCTTGCGCGTCTCGATAACCAAACGCAGCAGATCGTAGGCGTCCGCCAGCATGCGCAGGTCGGCGAAGGAAAAAGCCTCGTAATTGCGCGGCCGCCCGCCGAGATTATAGCCAGAAGGGAAATCCCATTGCCGTCCGGCCACATCCGCCGGCGCGCCGGGCGCCTGCGGCTCGGACGGCCCAAACCAGCCGGCGGCGTCGTTCGCGAAGCGCGCGGTGATTTCGACAGGCGAAAGGGACCAGCGTGGCAAGCCAGCGCCGCGTTCGGTCATGTCAGTCTCCGAATTCCTGGAATTTGGTGGCGAGCGGGCTCATCCGCACGCTAAGGTAGATTGCAGACCGCGAAGATCGTCGTCCACAATTTCGGCTGTCGCGGCTCTATTGCGCACGCATCTTTCGCTTTTCAATGTGCAGAAATATAATTGCTTCCGCGCACGAAAAGGAATCATTTTCCGGCGAGCAATAGCGCCACTTTCATGCGCCGCTCTGCCGGAAGGGTTATTTCAAAACTCTCTTCGATGCCCTTTAGATATTCAGCAATCTCGTTACTTGTGTGGCCAGCATTAACGACACTCAATATCCCTGGTAGGTAGAATTCATACTCGTCGAAAAGATTTGGGTTATCCCCCACTTCAAGGGGATCCCATTCCTTCAAAACGATCGCTCTCAAGTTCCTCAGTTCCATGTGAGTCTTCTTCATTATTGAGAGCGGACTGCGCCGAGAAAAACCGAAAGGTCATTTCCCCACGTCTTCAGACGTGCCGATTACAGCCAATACATATTCGAATAAAATTTTTTGTTCCATGGTGGCCAGTCTCAAGAAACGTCGTGCACCTTCAATTGATTGCGTGGTGAAATCAGAGCCAGATAAAAGGTTTGAAAAATCTGCGATGTAATCCATTTCTGGACGTCTTCCGCTGTCCACGAGAGTAAAACCCTCGATACCAAGCACGCCGACTCCAAGACGCTCGCAAAGTTTCAACAACAACTCGCTCGACGTAAGGTCGAACAGCGGGACGCCAGCCGATCTCGCGTTGGGCCGCAGACTGCGGGAAGACAGCAGACGATCGACTTCGATGGTTTTCACTTTTCCCATGGCCTAAGCTATTGCTTTTTTTTGGCTTGGAATCCGTTGGCTGTAGGCAGAATCGAATTGAAGCCTAGTTCTGACATGAGATCACTGGGCGGCGCCTCGTTCACTCCATAGACATCAACGGCGTCATAAGGCTCGGTCAAGCTATCAGCGCCGTGATGTTGCTCAATTGCAATCAATGCGCGGACAAGCATATTTTCAACTCGTTCTTCCGGTTGCCTGAATAATGTAGTTATTTGCCATTCACTGGCTCGCAAAGCTGCGACAGCAGCGTCATTTGTTGGACTCTTTATTATCCAGACCGGCATTTTTTTGGCAAGCGACGAAAGCTTATCGCCAAAAAATGAGTCGAGAACCAGCGCCACCGTTTGCGACATATGGATATTCTCCAAACTCAGAGAGCGCTATTGAATCGGTTTTCCGGGACCACGAACGCCATCGACCCAATCATGTTGATGCGGCGCGCCTTGGCCATGATCGTGATCATAATCAATGTCCTTGAGCGGCTTGCCATCTGGTCCATAAGTGCGCTCCTGTCCACTCCCGGGGTTCTTGTATATCGTTCCCGGAATTCCGGCGTTCGGGGTTTTGGAAGGCCGCTCCGACTGCTGGTTGTTCGTTCCATCGGTCGCGGACCCGCCGTTATCGCCTTTGCCCTGCGCCTGACCGTCGCCGTCGGACGGCGTTTGGTTCGAAACGCCCGGCAACCAATAGCCTGCGCCGTCCTGAAAATCGCCCTTTGGCCCATGTGCGAGCACCCAGCCTGCGGCGGTCAAGGAAAGCAGCGCGCCGCCGGCCAGGGCAAAGACGCCGGCTGAAACTTCCGCAGCGGCCCCGGCGATCAACCGTTCCGCAAGGCTCGCCGGGATCGCCACGGCGCCGCCTGTCTCAATAAAGCGCCCAGTCGCCGGATCGCGCGGATGCAAAGCCGGGTCCCAAGTCGTCTCGGGCGCCGGATCGTCCGTATCATTCGAATCGTCCGGGTCATCCTGCCCATCCTCCTCGTCCGAGACATCCGGAACATCCGCCCCGTCAATCCCCGCCGCGCGCAAAAGCGTTCCCGGCGATATTCCCTTGGCGAGAAAGATCGCGGCCGACTTCGCCAATTCCCGCAATGCACCCTTAGTCACCCAAAAACAAAAACTCTAAAAATAACCACAACGCTGATGAATTTTCTTTAAATTATCTAATGTTAAAATTAAACACTGACTACTCATTTGATGGTAATATATATTTATTAACAATATCATCTATTCCAATATGCTCAAGACTTTTTCGTCGTATCGCCGATAAGGTTCGCGCCTCCGGGTTCTCCTCAACAGCTCTTCCGTACCAATATTTAGCTGCGCTCAGATCGCCTAAGCCCTCATAGCACTGCCCAAGTTTTTCTCCAATATAACCACCATCAAGAGACTGGTCTCCATCAGCCATAAACAAATACACTCTAATGGCTTTGTTGAATTCTCTAGTCTCCATGAATTTCTGGGCAGCCGCCTCAAGAATATTGAAATCATATCTCATGTTACCACTCGCCTACACGCGCTCTTATGGCTGGAGATCGATATGGATGTTTTGGGTCGGGCTTCCTGGGAAACCCTCCAGATTGATATGCGGCGCCAGTCCACGGAGATATTGACCGGGTTCAATGTCAAATCTCATGATCCCGCCATTAGGAAATGTAAACTGCGTTGCGCTCTTTGAGGTAGGCGCTATTCGCGGGACGCCTCCACCATGATTGTCTCCGCTGCCTCGGAGTGGCGAGTGATCGAAGAAGAAGTGCCTGATGATCTGCTATTCTCTAATTCCGACGTAGGGCGAAGGCAAAGCGAACCAGAGCCCTCCAGGGTCGCATTCCGGCGATCCCGATGCCAGCCATTCTTTCATAATTGAATCGAGAATTTCCGAATTCGTCTCGCCATATTGCGGCTGATAAATCCAGTCGTATTTTGTGCCACCGCCGCCGACCACGGGCTTGGCGCCGCGCGCGAGCAATGCCGACACGCATCGGCTGACGAATTCTGTGAGATCATCGCCAGACAAACCGAATCTGCGTCGACCGCGCGGAACGATTTGCCACAATCCAACAGCGTCAATAGGTAATTCGGCCGGAACCTTCTGGATGTATTCTAGAACCGTTCCGCCACGAACGCCTCGCGCATTAAGGTTCAAACTCATCGTTGATGCACCTTGAATCCAGGCTCAAGATCGGGGCTATCGCTCTTTACAACGTCTATGGTTGTCCCGTG